CCGCAGAGAGCGTGAGATCTGGTACGTCGAAGTAGGCCACACACCCTGACCTTGATAATCAGCCTGTTGATCTAACGTCCAGACGCCTTTAGCCGAACTGGAATTAACCGTCGGCTCATCAAGGGTTATAAACCCACCAGGGTAGCGGTTGCTCATCAGTTAATCCTTACGAAATCTCTTCCCAGCTCGCAGTAACAACCAAGTCACCGCCCGTACCCGCCGTGGCACCAATCGACTGGTCTTCAAGCAGGTAAAACGAAGTGCTTTTATCAACCACAATCAGCGACGCATCCGCAGGGACAGCAATCGTAGAAGCCAGAGCATAAGACGTACCGCCAAGATCATCTTCGCTGTAAACATTGATTGAAATATCCGCAGCCGAAGCGCCATCGACGTTAGCCACAACAATGGCGTTGATCTTATAAACCTTACCGCTTCCAGCCGCATTATTCACAATCGAAGTTGCGCTGGTCGTCGATAACGAGGTTGATGAGGTATTGCCATAAATCGTGGCAACGTTAACGATATTAGGATTTGCCATTTCTTACTCCTTATCCGAAGACTATTGCCATGGCAATGGCTTTGCCTGTTGAAATGCCACTGTTGGTGACAAACGATAAATTACCCGCACCATCTGTTTGAAGAATCTGCCCGGTTGATCCGTCTGCGTCAGGCAGAACAAATGTCGTTGAGGTTGCTACAGATGCCGGAGCCTGAAGGCCAATGTAGTTCGTCCCGTTGTCCGTATCCTCATAAAGCTTTAAGTCTGCCGCAGCAGCCGCTGTGCCCGAGACGTTGACAGAACCCGTGAAGCTTGCAGCACCCGCATCATCAAGCGTTGCACCCGTGGAGTTCTGGATAACCTTGCCTGTTGTGCTGTCGAACCTAACAAAAGCATTGTCAGTCGAGGACCCAGGCCCGGTAACGTCTCCGTTACCCGTTCCAATCGTTGTACCACCGACCGTGGCTCCAGAAGGAAGGTTTGTAACCGTGTTAACGACATTCGTGCCGTCAACGTACAAAGACATTGTTGCCCCGTTTGGAACCGTGACACCCGTTCCTGCTGAGGTTTTAACAACAATGCTCTGACTTCCGGTTGTAGCGTTAATCACTACATACGGCTTCTCAATCGTCGGGACAACCAGGTTTCTGGTTGCCGTTAAAGAGCCCGTTGAAGTGACATTAAGTACGAAATTACGAGCGACCTGGGTAGTATTAGCATCGGTCAGGCTGATTGTAAGGTCAGCGTCCGACGTAAAATTAGGGTTCCCGTAACCGACAATCGCTTCTTCAAGCGCCGTCCCAAGGTTAGTGTTGGTTGTTATGCCCCAAGTACCCGACTGTTCGCCCGTTGCGATCAGCTCGATTTTTAGGTTGCTTGAATATGTGCTTGCCATTTTTTAACTCCTACGCAGCCAACCGAGTCCAGGTCGTTTCTTGGGCGTCATCCACAGCGGTCCATTCCGTCGAACCCGTTGATATTACTTCCCAAGTTGTCGTCTGATCGTCGTCCACCTGCGTCCATATTAATAGGTTAATCGTTCCAACCTGCCCCGTTCCGGCCACTCCGACCGGGATCACTGTATCGTCGATTTTAACCGATACATTGCCAACACGACAGATACTTGTTACACCCGTTGGAACAACAACCCGGCTAAATCTCAGTGCTACCGTGCCTATTCCAACTGTTGCTTCAACGCCTGTTACCGTAATGGATCTGTCGTAAGACGGGACTGCGGTTCCAACCGCTCCAACACCTTCAACGCCCGTCGCAGCTATTGAGCTGTCAATTTGTAGTGAGACGGTTCCCACCGCGCCCGTAGCGTCCACCCCTGTAACCGTGAACGACACCAGCGGAATCACATCGCCAACTGCACCTGTACCCTCAACCCCTGTCAGTGTCTTCAGAACAAAAGGTGTGATATTGCTCACACTTCCTGTCGCCGCGACACCGGTTGGTACAACCGCCGCAACCAGCGTTACATCCCCTACAGAACCTGTTGCCCCAACTCCCGTTACCTGAACACTATCGGCAACCGAAATCGCAACCGTTCCTACTGCACCGGTGCCCTGTACCCCGTTTGGTATGGAAATATCGTCAACAAAGACAATAAAACCACCAATCAGGTTCGTACCCGAAACACCGGTGGGTACTACTGTTACTGCATAATCAGGGGCACCAACAGCCCCTGTACCGCCAACCCCCGTTACATTGACAAGGGTGACTTCCTCATTCCAAGCGCCCGAACCCCAAGTCTCTCGGCCCCAGCCGACATTCTCAAAGTCCTCGCCCCAGCCGCCAAGACCGTATGGTGGTTCACCCCAGCCAACGTAAGTGACAGCCACATTTGATTCCTATCCGTTAAGCAATACGAATAATTGCGGTTGCCGCAGCCGCCGCAGGGAATTGGATCTGGAAAGTACCGGAACTGACCTGCTGGTCACCGCCAAAACTAAGGACAGCAACCGCTTCATCAGAAGCCGAATCGTTATAAATCAGACCACCACAGGTCGTAAACGTCGCAGAAGTCCAGCTCGTATCCGCAAAGTCACAAACCGCCGTGGTGCTATCCGCTACAGGAGTTACAGAAGACAGTGTGTTTCCACCCGTGGTATAGCCGCTACCATTAGGCAGCTCGTCGCTGTTACCCGTAACGTCGGAATAATTGGTCGTTGCAGCGCCATAGGTGCCTGTTCCCGCAGCCGTAGCCTTAAGAAGAGCAAGTTTGAACGTGCTGCCACCAGGATTGCTGAAGTTGTGAGTAGCTTTAAGAACTTCAACCTTAAAACTTGTCGGCATTGCCGTCGTAATAGAAATTGCCATTTTAAATCTCCAAAAGTTTTATGAGTTCAGGATGCCCTGCCTCGCGTAACCGATTCGCCAACGTGGTGTTGTGCGACGCAATAACTTCCTTAAAATAGGCCACTAAAAGAACGCGAATCCTGTCTTTATAGGCCTGCGCTTGTTCTCGGACAAGCGGATGAGAGTCCGTACCTACGTAAATAATCTTATCAACCGCTGATTCCGCAATCTCTTCCGGCGTAAAACCCCTGTTATCCACAGACCGGATGGTAAAATTACCCAGAAGAACGCCACCTTCTACGCTCATGGCCCTGGAGACTCCGATTTCATCTTAACCCTAATCATGCCATCCCTGTACTCATCACGTCTACGTCGGCCTGTCTGCTCAACACCCAGACCTTGGATGGCTGTTTTATAACTATTTTCAAAATACTGGAGCATTTCCAACGGACCCTTGGTGTAGCTGTAAGCTTGAATCAAGCAGGCATAAAGAAGCGCTTCTGGCGCATTCGTGCTAATCCAAGTGGTTGGGTTAATGGACGAAAGCTGGGCCGGACGGAGAATGTAGCCGAGCTGAACAGAATAGTTGCTGTCTGGCGTAGGTGCCAAAGCAAAGGTGTTTTGATCCCAGACAGAGTAGTACTTCGGCACACCTTCGTCAGTGTAATCCGGCCAGTACTCACGCATGAAAGAGTTGTCACGGAAATCAAGGAATTGACGATCTCCATCCACAACAATCATTAAATATCGGTGCGTCAGGATGTCGCTGGGCGCTGTAAGGAAGCGATTCCCCGATTCCAGGGTCGCTGTCGCTTCTTCTTTAAAAACATCCAGGTCAATATCCCGTAAAATACGGTTTTCGGCCATCGTAATAAAGGTATTAATGACCGAACTGGAGAAGACATTACTGTCTACTTCCGTATAATTCCTGATGTTGGTAACAAGTTCATCGTAGGTCATGATATGGATATAGTGACAGTGCCAACACTGCCGACTCCTTCGACTGGTCGTTGTTCTGGGTATGGCTGCATGCCAATACTACTAAACGCTGCATTTCCTGGCAGACCTACAAAAACCGTTGTAGGCTCTATTCTATCAGGACGCGGGTCTCTTAGGGCAATAGCATCGCCACGGTATTTAAGCGGCTCAAGCTGGGGTTCCTTGGGCTCGTAATCTTCCGGGCAGACCATGAACCCACGCCAGTTCTTCTTAAGAGTCTGGTATGGGTATCTTTGGCCGCAATAGTCACACAGGCCAAAGGAATTCTTGCCCGTCGCAAAGGCCAAGTTAAACCCCCAGTTCTGGGACAAAGGATACGCTTGCCGTATCCCGATCTTCTAAAGCAGCCCGTTGGAAGTCTTCTTCGTAAAACGCTTTAAGCGCTGTTACGCGCTCAGGTGCAAATTTGAGTGCCAGGTAATAGGCTAAACCGGACACCAGGCAAGGCAGGAAACGGAAGTTTACGTCCGCCGTGTTTGTATAAGCTCCCGCGTCCTGTATCCGTCGAATTCGGTAATAAACAAGCGTGTAAGCTTGGTCAGCCGCAGGGTATAAAAATACTTTAAAGGTATTTGCTCGTTGAACGTAATATTGGGCTGGTCTGGCTTGAGTACTTTTGTCTGGAACATTTAGATACTCTTCCCTACTAATTCGTTCAATCGTAATGTCCTGGTTTGTACCGCTGGATGAGTCCCGAATAACAGCAGAAAGCACATTAACCGTGTCAGAATCGAGCGTAACGTCAGCGGTTCCTTGCGTTAAAGACGCTGTTTTCTGCTCGATTGTCCAAAGATTAAGGCCTCGATTAGCCCAATCCAGGAAAACAAGGTTTAAGGAACGACGAGCGGACGAGAGCTGATAGCCGCTCGTTGGCCGCATCCCGCACCGCTCAAACGCCTCCTCGACGATGTCGTCGATATTGAGGTCAAATGTGGTCGTTCCCGAGGTTGCCATAAATCAGCACATCCCGCCTTTTTTCATCTTCTTAGCGTAACCGCCACCCATCATTTTCTTGACGGCACCGCCATCTTTCATCATTACAGGGCCGGTTTTGTTGCTAGTCTTTGAAACCATCTTGTTTTTAGGTCCAGAACTAACACATCCACCGCCTTGAGTTGCACATCCCATTCCACGTCCAGCCATGGTTAACTCCTTTTCTTGGGTCTTTTGGCCGTAAAGGCCGATTGTTTAAAAGCTTTTGCTGTAGGAGCGCCTTTAGCGCCCACTTTACGCATTTTTTCGCCTGATCCAGCAGCGATACGCTTGCGTTTTGCGTGAATGTTGGCGTATAAGCCTGGTTTTTCAGCCGACATGTTTGTGCTCCGAAATCATTCGATCAATCTTATATTCCAAACGATCAAACCGATCAATGATCTGCTGCATATCTGCTCTGAACTCTGCACGGGTAATGTGATCCCGTGCCATTTCTTCGCGTGTTCGGTTCAGTAAAATACTGAGTCGATTGATTTCATCAAACTTACCCTTAAGCGTGTAAAGCATGATTCCCACCACGAAGCTCAG